GCTCTGTAGTGTCCCGCGCCCGCAACCTCCTGACTGCGGACTTCTTGGAGTCGGGGTGTTCCGACCTCCTGTTCATTGACTCGGACATTAACTTCACCCCCGAGGACGTTTTCCGGCTTATGGCTTGGGGTTCGGACCCCAAGAAGGGCATCGTGGCGGGTGTCCCCCGTACCCGTGACCCCAAGCTCACCTACATCTCCACCTTGGATATGTCTGAGAACGACCAGATTTGCATGGACCCCATGGGTCTGGTCCGGGCGAAGCGGGTGGCGACGGCCTTCATGCTGGTCCGGAAGGATGTTTTCACAACCCTCATCGACCAGAACCCGGCTTGGGCGTACTTCGATGAGCGCACCAAGCGGAAAATCCACTGCGTATTCGACTTCGAGTTGACCGAAGAAGGCTATGTGGGCGAGGACTTCCGCTTCTGCGACAAGGCCCGCGAGGCTGGTTTTGAGGTTTGGATCGACCCAACCATTAAGCTTGGGCATATGGGCGTGCAGGAGTACCTCGGGGACTTCGGTAACGACGTTCTCTACCCCGCGATTAACACCGCAAAAGAACAGAAACTAGAGGCCGCAGAATGAGAAACAGATTCGCAGATGGCGGTAATATCGCCACTTCCTCGGCCCCCAACAGTTCCTTCGCCCCCACCCCCATACCCCAGCCGATGGCGACAGCTCCTGTCGCCCCTAATCCCCCGGCTGTTCTGCAGTCGCCCGGCCCCCAGCGTCCGGCAGGTCCTATAGCACAGTCTCTCTATCCGGGACCGCAGGCTACGTTTCCCCTTAATGCCGCTCCCAAGCCCTTTAAGAAGGGTGGTACTGTGAAGAGTTTTAAAAAGGGCGGTTCTGTGAAGAGTGGTGGTTTCCGTTCAAAGGCTAACGGTATTGCCTCCAAGGGCAAGACCAAGGGGCGGTTTGTCTAATGGCTAAGTCACCGGCATGGCAGCGCAAGGAAGGTAAGTCCGAAAAAGGCGGTCTGAACGCCAAGGGTCGTGCTTCCTATAACGCCGCTAACCCCGGTAAGCCCGGACTGAAGGCCCCGCAGCCTGAAGGTGGCTCCCGCAAGAAGTCATTTTGTGCTAGAATGTCCGGAATGAAAAAGAAGCTCACCAGCGCCAAGACGGCGAGTGATCCCGATAGTCGTATCAACAAAAGCCTTCGGGCTTGGAAATGCTAACAAAGGATAATTGAGATGAAGAAGAAAGCTGGAATTCCCCCCATTTTGAAGAAGATCATGCTGGCCAAGGCTTTGGCGGGTGCTGGTGCTGGTGGCCCGCCCCCCGGTGCTGGCGGTCCTCCCCCGGGTATGGGCGCTCCTCCGCCCCCCGCTATGAAGAAGGGCGGAGCCGTTAAGGGCTTTGCCAAGGGCGGGTCGATTGACGGTTGCGCCTCTCGGGGCAAGACCAAGACTTCCATGGTAAAGATGAAAAAGGGCGGGCGGTGCTAAATGCGCGCGAGCCGGGGCATGGGGATTATCAGGTCCTCTAACAAGGGCCTGTTGGACTCGGATGGAAAGCCGAAGGCGAGGAAACTTGGCTTTCGCGGTAAGGAAGACAGTCTGAATGGTCAAGAGGACATGAAGGGTCTCGCTAAGGGCGGCTGGATAAAAGACGCAATTGGCAAACCCGGTGCGCTCCATAAGCAGCTTGGCGTCCCCATGGGTCAGAAAATCCCGGCCAAGAAGCTGGCGAAAGCCGCACAGGCGGGTGGCACACTCGGTAAGCGGGCTCGTCTCGCAGAAACCCTGCGGGGGTTTAAGAAGTGACCACCTCCGGCACCACCACCTTTAATCTCGACCTGAATGCCCTTGTTGAAGAGGCGTTTGAGCGGTGCGGTGCCGAAGTGCGTACTGGCTACGACCTGAAGACCGCCCGGAGAAGTCTGAACCTCCTCACAATAGAGTGGGCAAATAAGGGGATAAATCTGTGGACGGTGGAGCAGGGGTCTATCGCCCTTACTCAGGGGACTATTTCCTACAACCTACCCGCTGATACTATCGACCTTCTCGACATGGTGGTTCGGACGGGTACCGGTACAAATCAATCAGACATAAACATCTCTAGAATAAGTGAGAGCACCTATTCTACTATCCCTAATAAGAATTCTCAGAGTCGTCCCATTCAGGTGTGGATCAACCGCCAGAGCGGTGCGACTTACACTTCTACCCCCGTGGTAGGCGTAGCCTACCCCACCATCAACGTCTGGCCCGCGCCAGATCAGACCTCCTACTACACGTTTGTCTACTGGCGGCTGCGGAGGATACAAGATGCGGGTAACGGCGTAGAAACGCAGGATATCCCGTTCCGCTTCCTGCCCGCGATGGTCTCGGGGCTCGCCTACTACCTCGCCATGAAAATCCCGGACGCCTTGCCCCGGCTTGAAATGCTGAAGGCTGTCTACGACGAGCAGTTCCAGATGGCGGCTGATGAAGACCGCGAGAAGGCCCCGCTTCGCCTTGTCCCTCGTCAGCAGTTCATGCGGTAGGGGAGGGATGCCATGTCCACTAATTTCTCCTCCGGCAGAAACTCCATCGCAGAATGTGACCGCTGCGGCTTCCGGTACAAACTGAGTGAACTTAAGAGCCTCGTCATCAAGACGAAGAACGTAAATATATTGGTTTGCCCCACCTGCTGGGAGCCCGACCAGCCGCAGCTTTCCCTCGGCCTCTATCCCGTTATTGACCCCCAAGCGGTACGGAATCCGCGCCCAGACAACTCTTACTATCAGGCGGGTTTAAATGCCGCCGGTAATGCTTCGGATGGTAGTCGGGTGACGGCTTGGGGCTGGAACCCAGCGGGACTCAATAATCCTCTGGCTCTGCCGGATTTAATCAATACTCTACAAGGCCAAGGTGCTGTGGGTACCGTAACCGTAACAACTTCATAGGAGAACAACATGGCTAAGGAATCTTCAAAGAGCGATATCAAGCAGGACAAGGCTATGATTAAGGCCATGGTCCATAAACACGAAAAGCACGACCACCCGGGTAAGCCGCTGACTAAGTTGGCTAAGGGCGGCAAGACCAACATGCAGATGCGGACTCTGGGCCGTGGATTGGCTAAGGTTGCCAACCAGAAGAAGGGTAAGTAAATGGCTACCACCACATACAGACAGCCTAAGAATGTGCCTGTCGAGAAGAACAACGGTTACCCAAACAACGTCGCCAACACCCAGACGATGAAGATTCGTGGGACCAAGCTGGCTTCCAAGGGTACCAAGTTCAACCCTAACCCGGGTATGGGCAAGCCGTGAACTACGCAACTCTCGTAAAGACCATCAAGGCTTACGTAGAGAACGACTTTCCGGACACGGAAGGATCGGGGAGTCTTACCTCCACCGAGCAGATCGACACATTCATAAAGCAGGCCGAGCAGAGGATTTACAACAATATCCAGCTTCTTGACCTGCGGAAGAATGTGACTGGTACGACCACGGCGAATAACAAGTATCTATCCGTCCCGTCTGACTGGCTGGCGAACTTCTCTATTGCCTGCATAGACCCCATCACGGGTGGGTACACCTACTTACTGAACAAGGATGTTAACTACATCCGTGAAGCTTTTCCGTTTCCCACGGTTACCGGAGCGCCCACGCACTACGCGATGTTCGATGAGAATTCCTACATTCTCGGTCCGACCCCCGATGCCGCCTACACGATGGAGCTTCATTATTTCTACTACCCCGAAACCATCGTCACGGCATCTACTACGTGGCTGGGGAACAACTTCGATAGTGTCCTTTTGTACGGCGCTCTGCTCGAAGCCTACACATTCATGAAGGGTGAAGCTGATGTTCTGGCGCAGTACCAGAAGCAGTTCGACACCGCCATGGTCATGCTGAAGGGCTACGCCGAGGGGAAAAATCGTCAGGACATGTACAGAAACCAACAGGTCCGGTATCCGGTAAGGTAGAAAATGGCCCTCGTTCAGATCATGACTTCGTCGTTTAAGGCCCAGATTCTTCTGGCGGTCCACGACTTCCGTCCGTCTGCACAGTCAGGCGCGAGCATCTTCAAGATGGCTCTGTATACTTCTTCCGCCTCTCTCGACGCTTTTACTACCGCCTATACTTCTTCCAACGAGGTAGTGGGCACGGGATACACCGCTGGAGGTATTATCCTAACCAACCTAGGGGTAACTACTTCTTCTTTAACTTCTACTACCGGCGTCGGTTGGCTTAATTTCTCCGACGCCACTTGGACCACCTCGACCATCACCGCTCGCGGTGCGCTCATCTATAACTCTACCCCCAAGTCCCATGATAACTCGGATGCCGTCCTGACCAACCCCTCCGTGGCGGTTCTGGACTTCGGCTCTGACAAGAGTTCAACCGGCGGTAACTTCACCGTCAATATGCCTGCATCTGCCTATACCACCGCGATCCTTCGGGTCGCTTAACAAGGAGAGTACTATGTTTGCTGGAAAGAAGACCTACATCACCGCTGTGCTCGGCATTATTGGCGCTATCGCCGCCTACTTGGTGGGTGACGCTACTATCGCGCAGGCCGGTCAGACGGTTATTACTTGTTTGCTGGGCGCGTTCATTCGTAACGGCGTTGGCTGATGGGCGCACTGTCGCTCGTTTCTGCGTTATTGGGTCTGCTCAACGGCCTCGTTGGTTACTTCCGTGACAAGAAGATGATCGACGGGGCCATTGCCCAGACTGTTTCAGTCAACCTTCAGGCTGCACTAGATGAAATACAGACTGCCACTAAAGTACGGGATGAGGTTCGCGCTACTGCTGCCGCTAATCCTGACAGCTTGCGCGGGCCAGACCCCAACTCCCGGGACTGACCACGCGACGTTCTGCCAGATTGCCAAGGTGATTAAATACTCACGCCTGCACGATACACCAGAGACTATAGAGCAAGTAAAAGAGCATAATGCAGTTTACGCAAAACTTTGTTCGGATAAATCGGCTGATGGGCATTAGACCTAGGAAGCCTCTTAAGAGAGACTTACGGCCAATGGCAAATGTAGTGGATCAGATAGCCCGCGATGGCGTGGCAAAGGCACTCGCTATGATAGAGCAACATGAAAGAGTTTGTCTTGAGCGGGCTCACGAAAGCGAGACTTGGCGCGAACTCATAACGGGAAAACTGGATGAGTGTTTCCGGCGGGTTGATTCCAAGTTAGGGCTTCTCGCTACTGAAGTAAGCAAGATTTACGGGCACTTATGGAAAGCGGTCTTCGTGGTTGTTGGTAGCTTGTTAGCCACCATTGGCTATCTGATCGCGCATCACGGCTTGTAGGAGCATGAAACAGAACTGGGACAAATCCTTCCACTTCCTTCTTAAGCATGAAGGCGGCTACACCAACCACTCCAAAGACCCGGGTGGGATGACGAATCTCGGAGTGACCAAAAGAGCTTGGGAAGCCTATGTCGGCCACCCTGTCGCGGAGCAAGACATGCAGGCCCTTACTCCTGTCAGAGTAGAAGGATTCTACAAGACCAAGTACTGGGACTTGGTGAAGGGTGATGAGCTGCCTTCTGGCCTAGACCACTGTGTTTTTGATACCTGTGTCAACTCCGGCCCCTCCCGTGCGGTTATGATCCTTCAGGACGCCCTCGGCGTCTCCATCGACGGGCATCTTGGCCCCATGACCTTGAACGCCGTTTCTCACCACGACACCATTTCTCTCATCTCTGCATATACCACAGCACGTCTTGCGTACTTAGAAGACCTTCCGACGTGGGATACTTTTGGCAAGGGTTGGACGACACGGGTCGAAGGAGTGGAAAAAGAGGCGAAGGAGTTCGCGGTATGAGGTTCAAAAAGGACCAGCAGGGTTACCTCCTCATCGACCATCGGGCGTCTCCCGGGATCAACGAAGCAGAGCGCGACAAACTCCTGAAGCTCGGCCACTTCGTACCTCTCGTACCCGAAGGCACTAAACTCGAACTCGGTACTCGGTCTTGTGTGCATTGTGGTACTGTGGTAGTCATGAATCCGGATAGGACACGCCCGCGAGGGCATTGCTTTAAGTGCGACAGGTACCTATGCGACCCCTGTGCAGCAATTGGAGAATGTCGGCCTGTACAGGCCCTTGCTGACGCTGTGGTGGGAAGCGACAAGCCGGTAAACCCCTTATCCCCCCTTATTTTTAGGAGTTAGCCCCTATGGCAAAACGCGCATTCGCCGCCAATAACTGGACCACCGGCACTGGCACCGCCGACAATGCTCAGGTCACCACTTCCCAGTACCAGTCTCTGGCCGTTGCGGCTTCCCAGCTCGCGCAGGTTCAGGAAATCTATATTGGCGGCACTGCCGCTGCCTCTGCGATCCAGAATATGCAGTTCCGTCGCACGGCTACTGCCGGTACGGGTGGTGCCACCGCTCTGGCTTCCCCCAACTCTGACGGCCCGCTGAATACCTTTGCGGCTGCTATTACCACGATCCCCACAGCGGCGGTGGCCTACGTCACTAACCAGCCCATCCCGTCCAATGCGACAACCGTCGCGCGTCTGAATCTAGCGATGAACGCCTTCGGTGGCATCGTTCGTTGGGTTGCGGCCCCGGGCGAAGAGTGGTGGTTGATTGGTGCAGGTGCGAACCAAGACACGACCCTGTCGAATAACACTGGTTCGGGCTCGTCCACTGTGTCGTCCCATCTAATTTATGAAATGTTCTGACGAGTAAGCGGTTGCTTTTAATGGGTTTCTTACATGCCACTGCAGCAGAATGGCCTATCAGGGCTTAACCCTACTGTAATATTGGCTGGTGTACAGCGGCTCGGTCTTCAGGTTCGTAAAGTTCACCGTCTCATAAGCTCTCCTGTTCTGGCTGTTTTTTACGGTTCGGCGGGGGAGCTTATTCTTTTTTCGTGGCCCCTCCCCGTTGGGCCTCCAGCATGGGGTAGTGCATGACCCCGTATAGTTTAACAACTTGGGGCGCTCTTACTTGGGGCGCTAACACTTGGGGCGGTACCGGCCCCAATGCCCAGTTTGACTGGCCCAACCCGTTACCGATCTTGCCGAGGACCCAAACCCAGCCTCTTGGGCGGGCTTTTCTGCTTATTGGGCAGGACAACTTACCCTTCAATAAGAAGGACTGGCCCAACCCCCTACCCATCCTTCCTAGGACGCAAACCCAACCTTTGGGCGTCCGGAACATACTTATTGGCCAAGACCGCCTTCCTAATA